TATCATCGCCAGGGGTCCGGAGCCGTTCGGTTGCGTGGCCGAGGGAACCGATGCAGCCAGGCGAGTATTTTCGATCTGAGCTTTAACGGCAACGTCACCAGCGGCACCGCGGGAACCGAGGTTCAGCTGGCGATGACCATCGACGGCACCCCGTTGGCCGAGACTGCGATGATTGAGACCATCGGCACCGCCAATTCGTACCAGAACCTCGCAGCCCGGACATATCTTAAGGTGTGCCCAGGCGAGGACGTCACACTGTCCGTGACCAACACCGGAACCGAACCGGTGACCATCGACGCGAACGCGGCATTCACCGCTCGCAGGATCGCATAAGGAGGCTGCCATGACGCATATGACTAAGGATCTCGACGGCATCTGCGACATGAAGGACTCCCTCATGCGCAAGGTCCGCGGGAAGATGGACGATCTCGACGTCGAACGCAGCACCATCCAGGACGTCCAGGGCATGGACATGATGATCAACATGATCCATCACCTGGCCGAAGCGGAGAAGTGTTGCTGGGAGGCCTGCTACTACAAGACCGTCGTCAAGGCCATGAAGGAAGACGACGATCGAGAAGGCCGCGACGAGGACGAAGACGATGACGAGGAATGGATCGAGCATGACGACATGCCGAACCGCAATCGCACATCGTCCGGTCGTTTTCGTCGCAGGAACACGGTGGGCCGCCGATATCCCGGCAACGAACGTCGCGACTGGGGCGGTGACATAGGCTCCGATGGCGGTACGCTCCAGCATGGCGACATGACGACCATGACCCCGGACGAGCAGCTCAACCATCTCAAGATGGACGTCGAGACCATGTGGAGGGACGCCACTCCAGAGCAACGCAAGCGCATCAAGGAGAGTCTCACCAAGTGGTCGACCACGTTGACCGTTTGATGCGGAGGTGACTGAATCGATATGAACCCATGGGTCCAGACGATCGTCACCGTCGTATGCTCAGTGTTCGCTTCATCTGGACTCTGGGCGTTCGTCACCACGGTCATCAACAATCGCAAGAAGAAGGACGATTCGGAGGACGAACGCATCGAGGCCATCGAGAAGATGGTGCGAGGTCTTGCCCACGCCAAGATCGTGGAGGTCGGCAAGCATTATCTGGAGCAGAACCGCATCACTCTCGATGACCTCGATGAATTCAATCACTACCTCTATTACCCATACAGCGCCATGGGTGGAAACGGCTACGCCAAGAAGGTCGCCGAAGAGGTCAACAAGCTTCCGCTCGATATCGTTGAAACAAGAAAGGAGGAGAGATGACAGATCAGAATACCGAACCGACTCCTCCGGAGTCGACCGACGAGGTCTTCGATCCCGATTTCGTCCAGCAGGAGATCATCCCGCTGCTCATGTCGGACAAGACGTACGACATCATGAAGTGGATCGTGCAGTATATTCTGCCCGGTCTCGGCGTGCTGTACGCCATCATCGCCGGCGCAACCGGACTTCCGTACGCGGAGGTCGTGCTGGCGGTCGTGATGGCCGTGGACTGGTTCCTGGGTATCATCCTGGGCATCAGCACGAAGCAGTACAACAAGTATATCGCCAATAAGTGATATTTCCTTTCCATAAGGTTAAGAGGTCGTGATCATATCATGGCCTCTTAATTTTTGGCCTTCGCGCCCAAAACATGCCTTATAGTGAAGCAACCGAACAAAGGAGAACACTATGAAGTTCGAATCACAGCATCGGAATATCAACAAGGCGTTCGATGATAATATCGACGCAGCGTTGGCCAATATTTACGGAGCGGTCGATGACAATCACGCCCGCATGGCCGTCGATGACCTCAAGGTCTTGGTAGAAGCGAAGAAGATGTATAACGAAGATCACAACGCCATGATCGCGAAGGTCGTCGGGGTCGGAGGGACGTTGGTTTGTCTGGGACTGATGTTCGCATTCGAGACCGACCACGTCATTACAACAAAGGCGCTGAGTTTCATTCCGAAGCCGAAGATCTGACAACAGACGTTCAAATACGAACGGAGATTCAGGATAAGGGTCCATGGAAACATGGGCTCTTATTTTCTCGCGTCCGAAACATGGACTATAGTGAAGGATAATTCATTATAGTAAGGAGTTACCATGAACGACAACGAAAACAAGATGAACAACGTCAAGCAGTTCATCAACGAGCACAAGACCGGTTTGATTATCGGCGCTTGCGGAATCGTCACACTTGCGTTCGGTGCATATTGCTATCGTTCCGGCTATCGTTCCGGAAGGATTGATCAGTATAACACCGACGCAATAGGATGCGCAATGCAATTTAATGAAGCCTTGAAGACGCTCGATGATGAAACGAAAACGACTGTCATCAACGCTTTCAACGCCGCTGCATCAACAACTTTAAGCAAGTAATGTCGATTACACCAACGATATAACCTCATGGAAACATGGGGTTATATTTTTCGAAAGGATTATGTTATGAAAAAGAAATATGGAATTTTCAACTTCCTGTTGGACCTAGTCCTGACCGGTCTCACCGGAGGATTGTGGCTTATCTGGATCTTGTTCCGTTTCCTTAGAAGAAACTCATGACTCCATGCGTGTATAGGATCGATTATGTCTTCGAACGATATTTTCCGCAATATTGGAGCGAACGGCTATGTTTCCGAATTGATGGATGGAACCATATGGTGGTCGGGACCAAATCCGGACTGCTGTGTTATTTCACCGTCAACCATTATTACGGCGGAACGGATGCGGACTTCGATTTCTTCGTACACACCGGACCGAAAAGAAAGAAGGCGATCATGAGCGATTGTGTCCATATTTTCCTCATCGGTCCCCAGGGATCGGGAAAGACCACGCTTGCCAAGGAATTGGAGTGTCGTGGGTATGAACAGATCCTCGCATATACGACCAGGCCTCCACGGGACAACGAGATCGAAGGCGTCGACTATCATTTCGTCACCGACGCCGAATTCGAGGACGCGTTTCTTGATGGGGAACTGACCTGTGTGCGGACATATTCCACCGTCTTTGGCGTGTGGAAATACGCATTCGCATGGTCGGATCTTTATCGCGCGGTGGATAGTGTCGCCGTCATCGATCCAGAATCATATTTACGCATCTATGACCAGATCGAGAACGTCTTCGGTATATATCTTGACGTGCCCAATGATGTCAGAAAGGCGCGACTGCTCGTGCGTGGAGACGATCCCAAAGAGATTGATCGGCGCATGCAGGCCGATGTGATGGACTTCACATCGATCGACATGTGTTTCCGAGATGTCTGCAAGATGCGGATCGGCATGGTCCGACGACCGGACATCGAAGCCGATCGGATCGAAGGCCATGTCCGGGAGTTCCGCAGTCGGATATTTCGCGGCGAAAACATGGCATATGATGAAGAGTCAAACCTCTAGGAAAGGATAATATCATGAAAGAACAGTTCGAGAAGGCCAAGAAGTTCGTGGTCGATCATAAGTACGAGTTCACCGTTGGCGCGATCGTCGTCGGAGCCGTTACGGCTTTGGCGGTCGTCAAGTGCATCGGCGAACCGGATGAACTGATCGATGTCACCGAACCGGAGGCCATCGAGGACTCTTCCGACGATGTGGATTCCACATCCGTCGAGGAGTGACATTTTTCAATGCCGTAAAGGCGCTGCGGAAACGTGGCGCCTTTATTTTTCTAAAAGGATTGCAATGAAAGCCAAGATCGGATCTTTTATCGTCATGACCTGGATCATATTCATAGCCGTTCAGGTGCTGTTCAGGAATCGTCGATATTTGAGAACGCTTCCGAAAAGCGAACGAAAAGAAGCGTTTCGTTCGATGCTCAAGGAATCATTTTCCAAAACATTCTACGGCGATATGACTTATGAAAACAAAAGGAGCAACCAATGAATCTTGAATCCGTCAAGGATTTCATCAAACACAACGCGGGTACGATTCTGACCGTCGTATCCTGTGCCGGTGTTGTAGGTACGGCCGTATGTGCTGCCCATGACGCCGTCAAGGCCCGCGACGTCATGCTGGAGATCGAGATGGAACATGATGATATGCCGAAGAGCGAAGTCGTCAAGCACGTCGTGCCGTGCTATATTTCCACGGTCCTCATGGCCGGGGCGACCATTGCATGTGTCATCGGCCATCATCAGATCTCGGCCGGAAAGATCGCCGCCTATGCATCGGCGTACACCATGGCCACCAAGGCCGCATCGGAATACCGGACCAAGATCGTCGAGGAACTCGGCAAAGAAAAGGCGCAGGAAATCGATGATGAGATCTCCAAGGAACATATTTGCAAGAACCCTCCATCCGATCAGGATCTGATTCCGGGAATCGGTGATGTTCTGTGCTACGATCAGCTCATGGACCGATATTTCCATTCCGATCCGGAATCCATTCGCAAAGCCGTGAATGATCTCAACTACGAGCTTATCAACGGTCCCGGCCTGTGGGTCAGTCTCAATGAGTTCTATGACAAACTCGGTCTCGATCCTGCTCCGATCGGCGAGGAGCTCGGATGGACCATTGACGACCGACTCAATGTTTCGTTTTCATCGATGCTTTCCGATAACAATATCCCGTGTCTGGTCATGCGGTTCTCCACAAGTCCGGTGGCGGATACGACACGCAGGTACTGATTCGTGATGAAATCATGTCATATAATGAAGTGATTCATTAACGAAAGGAACTACAATGAAGGAATCATTTGGTGACGCTCTTGGTAATGCCATCGTCAAGAACCTTGCGAAGAACGCCGATGTCGATCCGAAGAAGATCGCCGTTGGTTTGGTGGTCACGGTAGCCGGAACGGCGCTGACCGTGGTGACCAAATCGGTGGCTCAGAAGATCGTCGGAAACGCGATCCGCAAGGCGAATGACCGAAGGTTGGAGACCGAGAACGAAACCGAGGACATTCTCGAATTGGACGACGAATCGTCCGATGAAAACTGATAGACGTATAGGCTCATGGAAACATGGGCCTATATTTTTCAACCATAACAACCATATATTCCAGAAAGGAACCATATCATGATTAAGAAGACCGTCACCTACATCGACATCGATGGCGTCGAGCAGAGCAAGACCTTGCTCTTCCATCTCAGCAATAACGATATCGTCGATATGTTGAAGAACGGTAAGCTCCAGAAGCTATCGGATGACCTTTCCTCCGACGACATGTCGGTGAAGACCACAGCTTTGGAGAACTTCGTCGACATGACGTACGGCTTCCGCTATGAGGAGGAAAAGATCGACAAGGAGACCGGAGAACGTCGCGTGGTGCCTCGATTCCGTCACGCCACGCCCGAGGAGATGGAAGAGTTCCACAAGAGCGAAGCCCATGGTGAACTCATGCTCTCGATGTACACCCAAGATGGAGTGGCCGATTCGTTCGTAACCACGCTGCTACAGAACGCCAAGGGCTGATCGCGATATTCTCATAAACTATAGTGAGGAGGGGATCCACATGAGATCCTCTCCTCATATTTTTCGAAAGGAGTTCCATATGGCGGAAGTAGACAAGGAGACCTTCGACGTTTCGAGAGAAGCGTTGGGGATTGAACAGGACACGGGCGAGGCAAATACCGTCGCCAAAGTCGTAAAAGGCGAAGTCGTCCAAACGAAGAAAAACAAGGTCCAGAAGGTCGCTGAGACGTTTTTCGGCGGCGATCTTCGAGACGTAGCATCATATGTCGTCAAAGATGTCATAATTCCGGCTGCCAAGGACATGCTCTATGACACCGTATCCCAGGGATTCAGTCGTTTGATTTTCGGTGAGATTCGTCCGAGAAACAACTCGGCAAATCGAGGATATACCAGCTATTCATCGATGAGTCGAGATCGTTCAACAGGAAGACGTGCGATCGAAGCCCGAAACCGTAACGACTTCGATGATATTACATTCCGGGATCGTCGTGACGCCGAGGCGGTCATGGACACGTTGCGGGACACCATCGATCAGTATGGTCTATGCAGCGTAGCGGATCTGCTCAAGGCATCCGGTATATCCCCAAGATATACCGATTACGACATTGGGTGGAGCGATCTGGCACGGGCGAGCATCGCACGATGCCGTGATGGCTATGTCCTCAATATGCCGAGAACCGAGAGCTTGCGATGAGCGCATCCGAAGAACGGCATATTCTGGAAGCGTGGCATTCCAATCCTTTGTGGAAGATGAAGGTCGATAAGATGAGTGACGAGCAGGTCATCGTAAAACTCGACCTTCTCCGCAGAGCCAGAGAATACAGGAGGACTCACCATGGCTGAGTTCAGCACCTTCGAAAAGACGGGTTTGTTTCCCATCGATAAAAAGCGATGTATTTCGGATAAGGATCAAAAATCGCTCCGTATCTGGAAGGATCGCGTCCGTCGATATTTTTCCAAGATCGATCAAGAGGCTCTCGACTATCGAGTAAACGATGACGATACCGGCGTCAAGGTGCTGGAAGACGATGGAACGATCTTCGAGATCACCATCGACAAAGGCACCAGTGTGGCCACGGCGCGTCTCTGTCCCAGCGACGAACCGTGGTCGTTCGAATACTGAACAATATTCTCGGAGACGTTCCGGAGATCCCCGAGATCATATTTCAACGTAAAGGAATAAACATGAGCGTAAAGGAAACCATCGTACGTTTCGGCAACAAGGCGTTGCTGCAACTTGACAAGCATTCCCCGCAGATTCTCATCGGCGCGGGCATCGTCGCAGGCGTGGCCGCCACTGGCTTCGCGGTATATTCCACGATGAAGCTGGATACCGTTATGGATCATCATCAGAACAAGATGGTGGATATTTCCAAGAAGGCCAAGGAGGCCGAAAGCGACGACGAGATCGTCTACGACAACAAGGCGCAGAAACACGACAAGACGATGGTCTATGTCGAGACCGGAGCAGAGATCGCCCGTCTATATATGCCGACGATCCTGCTGACAGGCCTGAGCGTCGGATGCGTGCTGTCCGCACATCATATTCTGGATGGACGGTACATGGCGGCTGCCTCGGCGTTCACGGCCGTGTCCAAGGAGTTCTCCGACTATCGAGGCCGTGTTCGCAAACAGCTCGGCGAGGACAAGGAGCGCGATATCTATCAGGGAGTCGTCGAAGAGGAAATCACCGACGAAGAGACCGGAGAGACAAAGACCGTTCGCCATTACGACAAAGACACGATCGACCGTGACGGACTGTCCCGATATTTCGACGAATACTCGATCTATTGGGATAAGACCAATCCCGATCAGAATATCGCGCATATTCGCTCGGTTCTCCACCAAGCGAACGATCAGCTCTATGCCAACGGTCATCTATTCCTTAATGATGTGTATCGCATGCTTGGAATCGAGGATAGCAAGGAAGGTGCAGTCCTGGGATGGATCATCGATGATGAGCATCAGAGCCCCTTTGTCGATTTCGGTGTGTTCGGCGTGAATAGCGACGATCCGTGGGATTATAGCAACGCTGAACCATGGGACGGCAAACTTGGCATCCTGCTGACATTCAACGTGGATGGCATCATCTACGATAAGATCTAATCGATGACATTTTCGGGACGGTCGTCTTCATGATGGCCGTCCCGTTCGTTCAATCAAGGAGTATCCATGAATCTCAAGACCATTGGGTTTGTAGTGGGCGGATTCGCCGCTGGTGCCGCGACGGCGACCGCTGTATTCTACTTCGGTATATACAAGCGGTATATTCCACTGAAGGACCTCGAGCAAGAGATCGCCGATCTGGAACGTAAGAAGCATGAACTTAACCAGCAATTCAAAGACAACCATGAGAAGTTCGTCAACGTCAAGCGGTCAACCGACGAGGCCATTAGGCGCAAGGAGCAGGAGCTTGACTTCTACGACGATCAGATCATCGAGGTGAAGAAGGAATGGGAGGCCGTCAAGGCCGCCAAGACGTATGGCGATCCCAAAGTCACCGAACAAAAGGATATTTCCGATGAACGTGGTGATGAGCTCGACGATGACCCCGTAGGCATCGATGCCGAGGAACCGGATCGGGATAATTTCATCATCGATGACGGCGTTCCGCGATGGGATGGCCCCCTTACCGATGACGAACAGCGTCAGTATGACGAGGCGAACGGGGACGAGCGCATTGAGCAATCAATCCTCATGACGATCAAGGCGCGTCGCTGGCATCAGTCCATTGATGATGACGAACCGAGCTATCAGATCTCCGAAGAGGATCACGAGAACGCCCCGTGGTTCATCGATACGGAGAATCTCGATTACTGGGTGGACGATGACGTGCTTGCCCGAGGAATGGAGATTGTTCAGGACCCGGATGCCATCATCAACACCATCGTGCTCAACAGGTTCGGAAGGTTGTCGCAGAGTGGTGATCCTAACGTTGTGTGGTGCAGGAATGATATTCTGGAGACCGACTACGAGATCACCCGGCATGACGGATCGTACCAGCACGATGTGCTAGGTATTCCTGAAGAGGAGTCATACCGACCCAAAAAGAGGTTCAATTCCACTATAGCGGCCGAAATGGAGGAGGTCAATGACCGGTAATTCATCGCCATTTTTCAACGCATCGTATATTCAATGGCTACGCCATCGTGTGAATTTCGACGAATACGTTGATCTCAGTATGTCTCTTGCAGCCATACCATTCCGTTCCAGCGTCATGATGGATCGGAATCGGATATCCGACGGCGAGTCGTTACGTGATGCATACACACGCCGAACCGGACATTCGTTGGTTGGCGGTATGCGAGGATGCTCGGTCCTTGAGTTCCTCGTCGCCTTGGCCGAACGGGTCAACGATGTTCTTGCCATCGTCCCGGTCGACGAGGCGTTCTCCATGTTCCTTGAAAACATGGATCTGACACGATGCTCGGATGACTGGTTTCTCGACCAGAGAGATCCGGAGTGCTATATTCAGGACCGATGCGACATCATGATGGATCGACAGTACCGACCTGACGGATCGGGTGGTGGACTCTTCATCGTTCATGATGACAAGGATATCCGCCCATCCGAATGGTGGTGGCAGATGCAGTATTGGCTCAACGAACAGCATATTCCCGACATGTAAAGGAGGCGAAGATGGATCAAGTGCAGGTGCGTGTCAAAAAGGCAACAAAGGGCCATGAATCCATATTCGCCGATCCGAAGATGCGAGGGTATCACGATCTGCTCATCAAGGGCGGATCGTTTTATGCGGTGTTCGATCCAGATAGTCATCTCTGGTCGCAGAACCTTCAACGCCTTGGTGAGCTGATCGACCGTGATATTCAGGAGTTCGCTGACTCGTATGAGTCTCCGGACGGTAATGAAGTGACCTGCATGCTTATGCAGAACACCTCCAACGGTTGCTGGAATAGGTATATTTCCGGACTGCGCAATCTGGCCGACAGTGATGCGGTGCTCAATCAGCGAATCATATTCGCCAATGACACTCCGAAGCGCGAGGACTATGCCACCGTGCAACTGGAATATGCGATATCCGAGGGAGACACCTCGGCATACGACCGGCTCATGAATACGCTATATGCCCCGTCCGAACGTGAAAAGCTCGAATGGGGCATCGGCGCCTTAGTCGACGGTAATGATATTCAACGCATCCAGAAGATGTTCGTCATCTATGGTGATCCGGGAACCGGAAAGTCGACGATTCTCAATATCATCGAGATGCTCTTCCCTGGATACATCGCATATTTCAATGCGGAGGAACTCGGCAAGGGATACCAATTCAGTACCGCGTCCTTCAAGAACTCTCCGCTCATCGGTATCCAGACCGATGGCGATCTGAGTCACATGTGGGACAACACCCTGCTTAATCAGATTGCTGCACATGAGAAGATCGTGGTCAACGAAAAGGGTATCAAGCAGTACACCGTTCCGCTGAAGACGATGCTGTTCATGGCAACGAATAAGCCGGTGAAGATCACTGACGCCAAGTCGGGCATCACAAGGAGACTGATTGATATTTATCCGACCGGCAACACGTTGGAACCGGATGATTATTTCGACTGTATGAAGCAGATCGGATTCGAATTGGGTGCCATTGCCTATCATTGTCGTGAGGTCTACAGGAAGCTCGGGGTCAACCGATATTCCCAGTATCGTCCAACGGAGATGATCGCCAAGACGAATGATGTTTACACATTCGTTCAGGACAACATCGACCTCATGGACATCGATGAGCCAGTGCGTCTGACAGATCTGTGGCGTGCCTATAAGGAATGGTGTGAGGAAGCACACATCACTGATGTCATGAAACGATCCGAGTTCATGTTCGAATTGGCTTCATATTTCGAAACCATGAACCGGGGAGCGAGTAAGGCAGTTACCTATCATGGATTTCAACGAAACAAGTTCGAATCGAGAATCGTTGACTCTTCTGACCGGCATGCTCGAACATCTGACGATGACTATGTCTCGTGGCTTCGACTTGCTAAAACGGACAGTCGATTCGACGAACTCTGCCATGATTGCCCTGCGCAATATGCTAGAGACGACGAAAGCGGATCCCCGGTTGCCAAATGGGCCCAAGTCAGCACCACACTCAAAGACCTCGACACCAGTCGACTTCATTGGGTCAAGGTTCCGGAAAACCACATCGTCATCGACTTCGATATTCGAGGAGAGGATGGCGAGAAATCGCTTCAGGCCAATCTCGAGGCGGCCCGCAAGTTCCCTCCGACCTATGCCGAGGTGTCCAAGAGCGGACAGGGATTGCACCTCCATTATATTTACGATGGAGACGTATCCCGACTCAAAAACCTTTATGACATCCACGTCGAGATCAAGGTCTTCCGAGGCAATTCGTCCCTACGGCGTCTGCTCTCATTGTGCAACGATCATGAGATCTCCCATATTTCAAGTGGCCTTCCGTTGAAAGGAGAGAAGTCTGTGATCAATCAGAAGGAACTCAAGGACGAACAGCATCTACGCAACGTCATCAAGAAGGCTTTGCGCAAGGAATGTTGTCCTGGGACCAAGCCGAGCGTCGAGTTCATCAAGAAGCTCATGGACGAGATGTATGAGTCCGGTAAACCATACGACGTCACCGACATGCGTAATGAGATATTTGATTTCGCTTTGCGGTCGACACATTGGTCGGATTATTGTATCGTTCTGGTGAACGAGATGAAGTTCAAGTCCGATGATATTCCGAAGGGAAGTGATCCGAAGAACGCCGATATTCTCACATTCTTCGATGTCGAGGTCTTTCCGAACCTCTTCATGGTCTGCTTCATGAAAAGCGATTCGGACGTCGTCAAGACATGGATCAATCCTCAGCGGCAGAACATCATGACACTACTCGATGAGAATCTGGTGGGATTCAACAACCGCAAGTACGACAATCATATTCTCTGGGCGTGGGGTGTCATGGGATACAATAACGCCCAGTTGTATGATCTGTCGATGCGGATCGTCAGCGGAAACAAGAACGCCATGTTCGGTCAGGCCTATAACGCATCCTATACTGATATTTACGACTTCTCCGCCAAGAAGCAGTCGTTGAAGAAGTGGGAGATTGAATTGGGCATCGACCATCATGAGCTTGGAATGCCATGGGACCAGCCGGTTCCCGAGGACAAATGGCCGTTGGTGCAATCATATTGCGAGGATGACGTCAGGGCCACCAAGGCCGTGTTCGAGCACCTCAAGGAGGATTTCACTGCACGCCAGATGCTGGCAATGCTCAGTGGCCTGACAGTCAACGACACCACCAACACCCATACCGCACAAATCATATTCGGGAACAACAAGCATCCGCAGTCGGAGTTCAACTTCCCCGAACTGTCCGAGATGTTCCCGGGATATGCCTTTGATCGATATGCACTCAAGGATAAGAAGTCCCAGTACATGGGCGAATATCCGGGAGAAGGCGGCTATGTCTGGGTGTATGGCATGGGGAACGGTAATGTCGATCAGGATTACAAGGATATTCCACATCCATGGGAGGTAAAAAACAATGGGTAAGGTTTCGAGCTCCGAATCACCGGTTCGGTTCGTCAATGAAAACAAATACAAGCATCCATCACACATCAGCGGAAGTTATCTATCACGATTGTTCCTTCACGGATATTTGATGGCACTTGGTATCGTCAGTACAAAACCAGATTCGAAGAAACGAGCTTTCTATGCTGAAGGACTCGATGAAATCGATCTCATGAAACTTGTCGACGCCTATAACCATCATCTTGAAGGCAATGATGAACCGCTAATGATATTTGGAAAGGAGCATGCACAATGGGAGACGCATGGCCCATCTTCGGATCGTGTATAGGGCTAATCATCGCGATTGTGATTCTCGTCTTATTTGTTCATGGGAGCGACGATAGATGGTAGAGAAAGAGGAACATCTCGGAGGCATGTTCGGCAATGTCGGGTTGCTCGATATTGCCTCCCAACATCCTAGTTCGATTGTGGCCATGAATCTCTTCGGACCGTATACCAAAAGGTTCGACGCCATCCGACAGGCCCGTATCGCCATCAAGCATAAGGACTTCGATCGATGCCTTGATATTTTCAAGGAATTCGTTCCCGAGGAACGCCTCAAGGATCTCGAACCCGTGCTCAAGGGCGAGGATTCCAAGGCGCTGGCTCAGGCACTGAAGATTGCCATCAATGCGGTCTATGGCCTGACCAGCGCCTCATTCCCCACCCGATTCAACGATGCTGCCAATCCGAACAACCGCAATCTCGACAACAAAGTCGCCAAACGAGGCGCCTTGTTCATGATTGCGCTCAAGCACAAGGTACAGGAACTCGGATACACCGTGGTCCACATCAAAACCGATTCGATCAAGATCGCCGATGTGGACCGCGATATCATCGACTTCGTTACCGCCATGGGTAAACAATACGGATACAACTTCGAATTGGAGTCCATTTATGACAAGATGTGCATCGTCAATAAGTCCACCTACATCGCTCATTCAGCCTACGGCGAGCACTGTGGTGAGTGGACCGCTACTGGGTTGCAGTTCCAGGTTCCTTATGTCTTTAAGACCCTGTTTACCAAAGAACCTGTCGGTCTAGAGGATTTCCGAGAGACTAAATCGGCTCAGTCCAATATTTTCCTCGATTTCAATGAGGGACTTGAACCGGATGAGCATCATTACAGCTTTGTTGGTAAAGTATCGGCCTTTTCCCCCGTCAAAGCGGGATGCGGAGGAGGTCTATTGGTTCGTGAAAACAATCGAGGGGGTTATGATGCAGTATCTGGAACAAAAGGGTATCGCTGGAAGGAATATTCGGTCATCCGAGACAATGGACTATCTTCAGAGATTGACCGACAATATTATGAGCGATTGGCCGATGATGCGATCGATACCATCGAACAATACGGATCATACGAATGGCTGATCGACGAGAGTAGTCCATATTCCTCGCCGAATCCGGCATCGAACGATCTTATGAAGGAACTGACCGCATGACCTGGCCCGAGGCGATCATCGTTATATTTCTGGCCGCTCTCATGCTGGTCATCAGCTGGTTCTGCGATCATCATCATTTCTAAACACTATAAAGGAGTTCATCCATGAGTATCAACTTTATTTTCGGACTGATTCTAGCCATGGTCATCGGAACGATCATCAGTTATCTGGCGACCCAAGGAGCTGACTTTTTAATCCGTTATATTCGCAAAAGGAATCACTGTGAAAAGAACACCTATCTCAAGGATTGGCGTATCGTTGACTTTGATCCAGATATTCCTGCGGTTCAGATCAACGCCGAGGAGTTAACTGATGATGAAGTGATTCTCGATGCGCAGGAATTCTGTAAGGATGATGATCGAATCGTCTTCATCATGGTCAAAACCGCTGATAAGATGAATTTGGTGACCAAGAACGGTGCGTCTGACGCCACTGATATTTACAAAAAGTTCCACAAGGAGGAGAACAATGAGCCGGAAGATGAAGACGTTGATCGGAATGACGATCGCGACGACAATGATTCTTCTGATGAAGATCGTCAGTAGCATCACCTGGATCCAAAATCATATTCTCCGGATGCATGACGAATACGACGAGCTTCGCAGAATCAGCGATGATATTTATACACAGGGATTGAGGATCGCAGGATCGATCGATGAACTCGGTTGCGATCCTAATGCCGAATACGATATCGACGATGATCCAAACTTCTCCGACATGGGTGATTGTAATGATTAATTTGACAAATTGTTTAATATGTCTATCAACGGTGGCCGTTGCCCTTATCGGACTCCTGGTAGACTGGTTGATCACACCAACCGACGAACGCGTCAATGACGCTCCGTATCGATATCTGCTGTGGATCATCGATAATTCACTCCATCACGGTCGTCATGCCCGTCGATGGACGCATCCGACCATCTGGTGGGCGGAGCATCCGCGATGTAAACATATGCTATAATGAAGAGTTATAGTGTATGAAAGGAGTCCACCATGGACAAGAAAGACATGTTCACCATCGCCAGTGCGGCCATCACAGCTGCATCCGGTGTGATCACCATCGCCTTAGCCTATAAGGAATACAAGACGACCATGAATGATCACGAACGGATCCAGCAGCTGGAGGATACCCTAAAGTGGATGGTCCAACTCGATCTTGATACCCAGAAGGAATCCGATCAGAGCAAGAACTGATCAACATTATAGGCCCGTGCATCAACGCATGGGCCTATATTTTTACGAAAGGAGCAAACCATGAAACAGCGCACCATCGATACAGCCCGAGAGGCGAGACTCTGGATCAGGGACATCATCGTCCCTGCGGCTGGGGTCATCGCGTTCGTCGCACTTAACACAGGAGCCAACGAGCGGTTCAGGTCCGTGATGGATCATGTTCGCAACAGGAAGCCGGGTCGGCCATGATGATAAATATGTATCGTGTTATCATCAAAACCGATCAAGATACGATCTATAGCACTTATTCGCAGATACCTCCATCCGCATACGAAGCGATCCGCATTGCAGGATCGATCGTTCCCAATCTCGATAATCTTCATTTGAAATCGATAACTGTGGAACGAACGAATTGGATCTTATCAGAAGGAGACCACTGATGCGTGAGGACGAACTCAACGAGCTCATGGGATGCGACTGCGACTACGACATTCGCCCCCATGATGTATATTTCAAGGACCACAGGATCGTTGCCGTGTTCATCTGCACCGGTTGCGGCAAACAGGTGATGGTTGAAGGTCCCATTGAAATCATCTACGACATCGCCGTAACCCGGCATAAGCGCAAGGACTGATCATGGACTTCAACATTCATATTGCACCGAAATTCCGCAAATCAAAGAAGGAGACCACCATGGAGGACAAGACCATTAACGTCAACGACGAGATCAACAAGGCGGGAAGCACTGTCATGGACTTCATCGAACAACATCCGGAAGCGCTGCTCGTGGCCGCCGGCGCCATTTTCTACGTCGGATACAACATCGGCCGCAACAAGTCGATGATGGATGTCATGCGCATCGCTGCCATGGGTGATTAATTCGCGATAAGGTCATCGCTTATAATGAAGGATATTCATACGAAAGGAATAACGATGACTATTGAACTGCTCGACTATCAGGTCGTGGCCCTCATCCTGATCAGCGCATGCATCGGTGCGCTCGTCTGGTATATTCTCGATCTCAGGTTCGAACACAAGGACATGAGTCGAAGGGAATTCGCCAAACGAGTGTTCCGTGAATTCGCCGGTCTCGGATTCGAGAACCGCGTCGTGAAGTCCGACAATCATGGAATCAATCTCGACTGATTTGTCCATCAAACCATATGGGCCTGTGCGACCGACGCATGGGCCCATATTTTTCAGAAAGGAATGCTATGATCCAATTCCCGCCAATGGAGACCTTCAACGACGGTGAACTCCAAGACGGCAAGAAGCTGGCCAAAAAAAATCCTTGAGGAGGCCGCCGAGCTGATGGTGGCGTCACAGCATGACACGCGTGAGCACATGCTCGACGAATTCGCCGACGTCCTCCAGACGCTGGCGAACTTCTACAAGTACTCAGGCATCACCGACAATGAAATCACCTCGGCCATCGATCGGTGCAACAAAAAGAACATTGCTCGAGACCGGATGACCGACAACCGTCCATTTGTTGAACGGGTGACTATCTATAACAACTGATATTTTCAACCAAACTAACGAAAGGAACAAAGCAATGGCAGTCGAAAAGTATGTGGATTCCCGTGGTCGTGTATCGTACCGCATTCGTGAGGCGAAACTCATCTATCCGAATTTCGCCGGTAACGGAGGTCAGTTCAACGACGAGGGCAATCGCAACTTCAACATTGAGCTGACTCAGGACGAATTCGATTTCCTTACCGACGAGGGATTCCGTCCCCGCATGCGTGAGAAGATCGACGCTGATCCCCAGCTCCTGCTCAAGGTCAACGTAAAATTCAAGGACGATCCGGCCGATACGAGGAATCCGAAGATCCTGTTCAAGACCCAGTACGGCAACAAGCGCCTGTGGGCCGAACATAGGAAGGCCGTGGTGCAGGGCGAGGAGGTCGACCTCAGCCCGGTTGATATTCTGGACTGGGCCGACATCGAGAACATCAATCTGTCGTTTTCCGCATACCGCGGTAAGATGTCGGATCACAACACCGCATATTTGCAGATGCTCATCGCAACCAAGCATGAGGATCCGTTCGAGGACGAGTTCTATGATAATGACGAACCGGATACGGCCCTCAATACCATGACCTTCCAGAAGGTCGATGCGGACCTGAAGTCCATCGAGTAAACTATATTTCCATCATAGGGCATGGGCGGCGCCATCGCGCGTCGGTCATGCCCTCTTATTTTTAGGAGCATATTATGGCGCCAACAAGCGTGTTTGATCGGGCTAGACGATATCTTAGATGCCATCCAAGAGCATCGCTGCTCGTCACCGATGCATGGGAGATCACACCGGATCATCATGAATGTGAAGTGATGTGCTGTCGATGCAATCGATCGACGCACTTCGATATTTCCAGGAATGAGTATCGACAAATGGACAATCGCAAGCAATGGACCTTTGAACAGGAGGGTGAACATGGACGAGATTAACTGGGGTATGATGCCGGTATATCTACTACTCAACTTTGTTGGAGGAGTCCTCACCATGGGATCATACTGCGTATTCGTCGGCGAATGGGACCAACCCGCAAGAACAGTCCTTCTCGTCATCGGAGGAACGTTCGTAGTGCTCTGTATCGTCGAGTTCCTCTGCTGGCTGTTCCATATTCCAGCATGGATCGACAAAGGATTGACGTGGATCCGTGACAAGACAGAACCAAAGGAGTAAATGATGACCGACAATCATATTTCCGCAGGTCCGATGATGGAAATCCATGACGCGGACTTCGACGCCATCAAACAAGAACTGCATGACGAGCACAAGCTTCATTGCGAATCGGAATACGATCCGTATATTTGGATCGATACGACCCACGCATGGAGTGATGGACGAAACATCTATGTCAATGCGGTATGTCAGAACTGCATGAAGGGATCGGATCGGACGCCAGTCAGGGAAGACCCGAAGTTCCATATTCAGACCAAAACGACCAGAAGGAGGCGTTCGGATGATCTGTCTCATTGACGCCATAATCGCCGTTTTCTCGGCCCTTCTGGTCATACCCATAGTTTTAAGCGTTTCGATCGTGTTCGCCTCTCTACGGGCCCTTAAAATGGCTCACAGGGCCGAAAATCGGCGCATTCAGAATCTACAAGGCCGACATATTCGGAGGTAAGCATGCTTTTAAAAAATATATTGTTAATCATCCTGATTCTGGTAATCGGATTGATGTTCTTTTGTTTGTTATGTTTCATTCAGCGCGGATGGAATGAATCGCCGATGCGAGATTTCATACACAATGTCATGGACTATCATGTTCCTGACAATCATGTCGATTTTGACGGAGCATCGATGCACTCGAAATGTAAGATCTGCAATAAGAGGATCCTTCAGGACTCACAGGGAAATTGGTTTTCCTTCACAGACGATAAGGAGGCTCCTCATGGATCCCGATAAAAAACCAACAATCTGGCAATACGCACGACGGAAATTCGTCAATTGCCAGCGTCTCTATCGGAAAGAGGATGAATGATGCCAACACCCGATCAATTCCGAGCTGCACGAACACTGCTCGGTCTTACACAGTATCGTTGTCGGGAAATGATGGGCATCAGCGCCCAGGCAATACGCGACATCGAGAGCATCTACGGCAAGCATCAGCCCGAGCGTCCATACGCCCAGTACTACAACCTCTGGCTGCGCGAGTACGCCAGGATGGTCAAGCCGGAGCTGCTCGGTGCCGTGGATAGCATTCTCGGCAACGACAACTTCGCCAGAATGTTCCGTGTGGTCGAGCCGACGCTTCGCACCGAGAATCGGACCGTGATCAACGAACTCGACCTGACATTCCCGACAACCGCCGACTGCGCGCGATGGCTTGTCGAACACGGGCATAGCAACGGACGTGTGGAGAACGTGGCCCAGCGAATCAGGAATGCCATCAATGGTACGGGATCCTCAACCTATCTCGGGTTCACGTATCATTACGACAATCCGCCAGAAGACGAAACCGCGTTGGATATTTAAGGAGGAATAATGATTGAAATCTTATTTGCTGTTTTACTGCTCCTGGCGATCTTTATGATGATCTTTACGATGTTGCTGATAAGTGCCTATATCGTCAATTCCCTGATTGAGGAGTTGACGGTATACGACGACATCACCGACATGATCAAGGCTAGGAAAGGTGTGCCATGCTATATCCATCACGGCCTCTATGGCGACTGGCTGTGCTGCGGCAACTGCAATAGCCATATCGAATCAAACTATAAAGTGTGTCCCAACTGCCATTATCGAATCATATTCGGCATCGCAATGCCAAACTTGAAACCGGAAAACATACAAGAAAAGGATGAATCATGATCGCAAATAATGAAGTATCTGTCGGCATCGCCGTTAGCAGCAAATTGAGTCCGGATGCCTCGATCGCCATGGAAGGGTGGATCAACGGATATCTCGGATCACGATTTTACGATGGAAATGAGCTCCGTCACGACAGTGACGGTGATCATATCTTCTACTGGCATACATCATGGGACTTCGATCAAGATGAGCTTGACGTACTGACGAAGTATCTGGAGCGATATTTCGAGAAAGACGATCCGAGGCCTTATCTCTGCGACATACGGATAACCCATGAGTATTACTACGTCGGTGAGCATATCAACAAGGAGGCGAAAGCGTGAAGCGAATCGTTACAGGCTTCTGCCTCGATCATATTTCTGGTGAAGGAACAACTCAATGAAATACTACGATATTCCCGATGAAGCGACATGGAACTCGGTCGTCGGATCTCTCGGCGAGATACGAATTCGCGAGATCGTGGTCGACCTCCGATATCACGAGCACTGCGTCACCAGCGATACGGCCTCAAACCCGGATGAACGAATCATATTCTGCATCAGAGATGACGGCATATTCGCCAACCTCCTCAAGGCCACACTCAAATCCTCGGAGGAGGTAAGCAAGTAATGGCCGTCACTCTGGAACCGTTTCAGGAACGGGCGCTGAGCCAACTGCGATCCGGAAACGTTCTGGTCGGCGAGGTCGGGTCCGGCAAGTCGATCGTGGCCATCATGTGGTGGCTTCGGACGTGCTGCCGGACCCGTTCGGGCGAGTCTGACAGTGGAAGGACGCTCATGCCGCTCAAGGGCTCGCCCGATCTGCTCATCATCACCGAGGCGAAGAAGCGCGATAAGGCCGAATGGGGCGAGGATCTCATCAAATTCGGCCTGCATATCGGTACGAACAAGCCGTCGGGAGTGGAGATCACCGTGGATAGCTGGCAGCGCATCAAGGCCTATCACGATTTCCATGGCGTGATCATATTCGATGAGCAGCATGCGACCGGAACCGGGGTCTGGAGCAAGGAATTCATCCATATCGCCAAGGCGCAAGGCAATCAATGGATCCTGCTTTCGGCGACCCCTGCGGATTCATACGAGGATCTCATTCCCATATTCGTGGCGAATGGGTTCTACAAGAACAAGACCCAATTCATGACCATGCACGCTGTGTATGACCGATGGGCGAAGTATCCGAAGGTCAACGACTGGAGGCATACCGATATTCTGGAGAAGCTCAAACGACGGATCATGATCCCGATGAAGCGTCCGAAGGACCGTGGTCCCAGTCGCAATCCTGTCTATCAGATTGTCGTGGATCACGACAAACAGGCCCTGAAGACCCTGAGAAGGGAACGGAAGGATCCGTGGACGGGGGAGCCGCTCAAGAACGTATCGCAATACTGCTTCGCCCAGAGGAAACTGGTGAACTCGGATCCGAGCAGGATCAAGGAGACGATGGATATTTGCATCCATCATCCGAAGATCGTGATATTCTACAACTACGATTTCGAACTGGAGGAGCTGCTGAGCCTGCGGAGGCGGACGGGCATACCGGTGTATCAGTACAACGGACATCGTCACGATGATATTCCGCAGGATGGAAATTGGATCTATCTGGTAAACTACGGATCAGGAGCCGCTGGGTGGAACTGCACGCAGACCGACACCATGCTGTTCTATTCGCTCAACTACTCCTATAGGATTATGGAGCAGGCGGCGGGTCGCATCGACAGGATCAACTCGCCGTTCAAGGAACTCAACTATTATATTCTGCGCAGCTTCGCCCCGATCGATTCGGCGATCCTGAGGGCGCTCGCGAACAAGGAAACCTTCAACGAGCGAACATTCGCTTCGAAGGATATTTCCGGAAAGGAGGATTAGGATGACCTACGTGATGGATGGAGGCGATCCGGACAGGATCGACGTCTATGATCTGGCGAGGCAAATGAGCCCATGTGACTGTGATTCGGAGGTTCCGATCGCGGTTCAGATCGAGACATCGGGGAGGCCATTGCGTGATTTCTACGGTAATGAGGTTCGTTTCGACCTCGGAACGTATTGCATTCGATGCCAGAAGCGAGGTCTTGTGCGGGCATATTTTGACGATCTGGTTCAGATTCCGCCAAGTGCGATGATCCAGATTCGGTCAATCATGCCGTGCGAGCACTATCATTCGTGGGAAATCACGGCTGCTTTGTGCAGGAAGGGAGATCGGATGGCCGCATATTCGCGCGTCCAACGCCTTCATCTGCTCTATTGTCGGACATGTAGAAAGGTCTATAGGATCCCTTTGGCATACGATCTTTCGGTATTTCGGACATGACGACAAGGCAAATGTCCTCCAAACCTGCATACTTTTTTAAAAACTATGCAGGGTTGGACCTGCATACTTTTGGTGTAAACTATGCAGGTTTTACACAAAGTATGCAGAAAAACCTGCATACTTTTTTGAGGGTCAATGTGCCCTGAGGCCTTGGAATCATTGGGTTTTCGGGGTGCCTGCATACTTTCGCGCGTTTTCTTTATCTCCTTATAAATTTGAAAAGAAAAAAAGAGGTAATAATACCGGGAGATGCTGGCGGAGAAAACGCGCGACAAAAGTATGCAGCGGCCTGATACCTGCATACTTTTTTAGAAAGGAACGAAATATGTCACGCTATGAACTAAACATTTACGAAGAACCAATCTACGTTTACGAACTCGATCGAACATTTGCGAACCCGGATGAACTAGCTTCGTTTTTTGAATGTCGATACTCATAGTATCATACGAACATTGATGCTCAATACGACTATTAAAGATCTGCATATTTCAGAAAATCGTCGGCTTCGAAGAACTCGTTGGCGTCCGATTCGAATCATAGAAACCGGAGAGATTTTTCCGAGCTCAAAACATCTAGCTTATCGAATGAATGTAACCCAAGGGGACATAGTATATGCTATGCGAACTTGGGATCATCATTTTCGCGGTGTCCATCTCGAATACGTAAAGGAGTAACACATGTCACATCATGACAAGAACCAGGAAGTTTATATTTATGAACTCAACGAGATCCATCCGTCTCCAGAGCGGGTGGCCGTCTTCCTCGAAACGAGCGTCGACGATGTTCTGAAGGCGCTTGCCCATCCAAGAAACCACGGCGTATGCCGAGGCATGCATATTTGCTGGAACGACGCCCGTAACATCAAAGCCTACAAACCGGTCTGCATCATCGAGAAGGATCTTATATTTCCCAGCGTGACCCATATGGCCTTCTATTATGGATGCAAGGATCAGGAGATCTACGATGCACTCAAGCAGCCCGACGGATTCTGGTATGGATGGCATCTCGAGCATGTCGATACCGTACCGGAACCGACCTATGTCGAGTAGGTTTGTCATCGCGACAAAAACATCGCACAAAGAGGTAAGAGTGGGGAAGAGTTTGCCTTATTTTCCGAGCAATCCTTTCTGCGGGCGGTACCGTTCCCCACTCTTATTTTTCTCTGTCGAAAGGAGAACCATGAGTTTGGAACGCGACTTCCAACGAAAGGTCATCAAGGAGATCGGTAAACGTCTTCCGGGATCGCGTGTGCTGAAGAACGATCCCAACTACATTCAGGGGATCCCGGATCTTCTCGTTTTGTATAAGGATCGATGGGCCGCCCTTGAGGTCAAGAAGAGTGCTGACGCTAAGCATCAGCCGAATCAGGATGACTACGTGGCTCAGATGAATGCCGACTCATTCGCGGCGTTCATCTATCCCGAGAACGAGGAATATATTCTCGACAAGCTTCAACAGCACATGACCAAGTCCCATATTTCCACGGAGGTTGCATCATGATGCATTTCAATGATCATCACAATCTTGAGGGCCTTCATGCCTTCATGGGAGCCAGCAAGCATTCATGGCTCCGTTATGATGACGATCATATGGCCGATATGTTCCGATCGTCCCTTGCGGCACAACGCGGAACCGAGCTGCATGCTCTTGCTGCCGATCTTAACAAACATCGTGTGGCTCTGCCGAAGACCCATCTGACGTTGAACGACTTCGTCAATGATGGCTTGCATTATCGCATGTCGCCCGAAGTGGTGTTATATTTCTCGCCGAACTGTTTCGGCACCGCAGACCTCATCGGATACGACGACAAGAAGAAGCTGTTGCGCATCTTCGACCTCAAGACCGGAAGCGGCGAAGTCAAACACTTCGATCAGCTTTATATTTACGCTTCGCTGTTCTGTCTTGAATACAAAGTCAAGCCGATGAACCTTCAGTTCGACCTTCGTCTCTATCAGAACGATCACATCAAGATCGCCACCAACGCCGATCCTAAGTACATCAAGCTTGGACCGAACGCTGATATTTACGAAGAGGTCAGCCCGGATGAGATCGCCCACATCATGGATCGAATCCAGCACTTTGATCAACTGATCAACAAACTGCGTGCCGAGGAATCGGAGCAGTGGTGATGATATTTTCAGGAAAGGCAACGTCATGGTCGTGTTGATGGAAGGCGAGTCTAACTCGTTGTCCCACATCGGCGTCAAGCGCCGTTCCGGAAGGTACCCTTATGGATCTGGTGAGGACCCTTACCAGCACGAGGACTTCTACAAGCGATATTCAGATCTCAAGAATTCCGGTCTCACCGAGAAAGAGATCGCCGATTCCATGGGAATCACTACAACGAAGCTTCGTGCTCGTAGGACCATTGCCTATAACGAGCAGCTTGCCCAGCGTCAGCATCGCGCCTATGAGCTCAAGCAGAAGGGATATTCCAACACCAAGATCGGCGAGATCATGGGTGTGAACGAATCCACGGTTCGGTCCCTTCTCAATCCTTCGAGTCGCGCTCGAGCCAATGCGTCGACCATCATCGCCAATAATCTCAAAGAGACCATTGGTAAAGACGGAGCCGTCGACATCGGCAAAGGCGTTGAGCAATATCTGGGATATTCTCAGGACAAACTCAAGGTTGCCGTGGCCATGCTTGAGGAGGAAGGCTACACCACCCATTATATTTACACCAAGATGGGTGGTCCGAATCACACCACGGTCAAGGTCCTTGCCGCTCCTGGTGTGACTGTTCGAGATCTGGTCAATGACCGAAGTAAGATCAAGAACATCGGTATGTCCCTCGACGAGCCTCACGAAGGTGGCGTTGGAATCAAGAAGCCGGTATCCCTCGATTCTAAGCGTCTTGGTGTTGTGTACGCCGAGGACGGAGGAACCGAACGTGATGGCGTTATGCTTATTCGTCCGGGAGCGGCAGATCTCGAACTTGGCGGTTCACATTACGCGCAGGTCCGAATCAACGTCGACAACAGCCATTACCTCAAAGGTATGGCCATGTACGGTGATCCCGATCAGTTCCCAGATGGTGTAGACATCATATTCAACACGAACAAGAAACGGGGAACCCCGATCGAGGGAACCGGCGATAATTCGGTATTGAAGCCGCTCAAACGAGTTACTAACCCTGATGGAACCAAAGGCGATGTCGATTGGAGCAATCCATTCGGTGCCACCATCGATCCCATCAAGGGCCAATACGAGTACGATGATCCCAAGACCGGAAAGAAGAAGCAGTCGTTGGTCAACAAGGTCAATGACGAAGGCGATTGGGATGATTGGTCTCGAAGTCTTCCTTCGCAGATGCTATCTAAGCAGGATATTTCCTTGGCCAAGCGTCAGCTCGGTATCGACCTTGATCGTCGTAAGCAAGACTACGATGAGATCATGGCTTTGGAGAATCCAGTGGTCAAAGCCAATCTGCTCAAGTCATTTTCCGATGAGTGCGATTCAGCGGCAATTCATATGAAGGCCGCAGCCATGCCTCGTCAGAGGACTCAGGTTATTTTACCGATCCCTTCCTTGAAGGACAATGAGATCTACGCTCCGAACTTCAGACCTGGCGAGAAGGTGATTCTTATTCGCTTCCCGCATGGTGGAAAGTTCGAAATTCCTGAGCTCACGGTCAATAATAACAACAAGGAAGCCCGGGCAGCTCTTAGCGGATCCAAGGATTGTGTCGGTATCAATTCCAAGGTGGCCGAACGACTCTCTGGCGCCGATTTTGATGGCGATAACGTTCTGGTTATTCCAAACAACCGAGGCGAGGTCAAGACTCGATCCGCTCTTGAAGGTCTGAAGAACTTCGATCCCAAGACTGCATATCCTAAGTATGAAGGTATGCGAGTCATGACGAAGCGTGAAAAGGGAAGAGAGATGGGCATCGTCTCCAACCTTATTACGGACATGACCATCAAGGGTGCTCCTTGGGATGATATTGAGAAGGCGGTCCGCCATTCGATGGTAGTCATCGATGCTGAGAAGCACGAGCTGAACTGGAAACAGTCCGAACGTGACAATCAGATCGATCTTCTCAAACAGAAGTGGCAGAGCCGAGGAAACGGAAAATATGGTGGAGCATCCACTCTTATTTCCAGATCCACATCTACCGAACGCATTCCTGAACGCAAGCTTCGTTCGGCCAAGGAAGGCGGATGGATTGATCCTAAAACAGGTGAGAAAGTCTACGTCGAAACCGGTCGAGAGAAGGTCGTTCCCGCTAAGAAGGACAAGGACGGAAAGGTTATTTCTTGGAAGAAAGTCCCAGCCGAATCGGTAACGGTGAAGATGGACCTTGCCAAGGATGCCTACGAACTTTCGTCCGGAACGGCAATGGAAGGTGTTTATGCTAACTATGCAAATTCTCTGAAGTCCCTAGCAAACCAAGCCCGAAAATCGTATTTGAATTCCGGTTCGTTCAAGTACGATCCACAAGCTGCGAAAACATATTCGTCAGAGGTCAGTTCTTTGAAAGCCAAACTCAATACGGCTCTTAAGAACGCTCCTTTGGAACGAAAAGCCGAGCTTCTTTCGGACAATTTGTACGAAGCCAAGAAGGCGGCTCATCCAGAATATGAAAAGGACGATCTGAAAAAGCTTTCCAACAGGTGCCTTAATGAGGCCCGTATTGCAGTGGGCGCCAAGAAGCAATTGGTCGACATCACTGATAAGGAATGGGAAGCCGTTCAGCATAGGGCCGTAAGTAAGAACACCCTTCAGCAGATCCTGCAAAACGCGGATCCTGACAGAGTCAAGCAATTAGCCACTCCGAAACAGGGTGTTGCTATGTCAGTGTCCCTCATTGCTAGGGCAAGATCCATGCTCAATCGTGGTTACACACAGGCTGAAGTGGCCGATAGGCTTGGTGTATCAATAGATACACTGAAGCGTAATGTGACTACTAAGACTAAGGTGGCAGACAATGGCTAGTACCAAGGACTATCTGCTTACCACGATTGACAATCCATACAATCCATGGACCAATTGGGATCAATGGTATGACTATGATCAGCGTATGGACTATTGCACATGCTCCTATTTGGCACGAGTCATGTCAGTCACTGATGCAATGACTGATGTTGAACTAGATCGTGAGTACGAGTTTGCAATGGACGAGATCATCAAGTACGATGTGATCGGTCAATACGCAAAGATTAAGAAGAGTGATCCTACACCAATGGGAAAACTCAACTGAAAAGTACCGATTTCGTTGCGATCTCTCGCTCTTCGTCGATAAAATAATATGATTTGAGCCAAGGAGTCATATTATTTTGATGGAGGGGGAGGGGTCGCAACGAACCGGCACCCTCCCGCATCGCCCGCCTCCTCGATTTTTCCCCGACGGGATATTTTTCGAGAAGTCGATTACCCAGACCACGTGTTTTGGGGCTTCAAATGGGAGCGCCGCTTGGGTCCGAAGCAAAATTCCTCGCTCATGGCGGTTGTTAAAACCGGAGGAAACTCCTTTCGATATTAGGGACAACCATTCGGTGCTCTCTTTTGGAGAACCAAACCCATCAGAACTCTTTGAAACCATTACAGAACTGGAGGCGATTTTTCATGGGGCGACGTAAGAAGCTCGATGGATCGTCTTCCCCTCAGTTCTCGCCCGCTTCCAATCCGGAGGAACGCGAGAATCAGATGATTTCGCTCGCCGTCAACCTTGCCGAGCAGCAACTTCGCGAGGGGACGGCTTCATCTCAGGTCATCGTGCATTATCTCAAGCTCGCTTCGACTCGAAACAAGCTTGAAGAGGAGAAGATCAGGTATGAGACGGCTATGCTTCAGGCCAAGAAGGATGCGCTGAACAAATCTGGTCAGCTCCAGGAGCTCATGGACAATGCTTTAGAGGCATTCCGTTCGTATTCCGGAAACACAGGAGAAGGTGAGGTATCTGATGGACGATGAATTATACCATTTCGGCGTCAAAGGCATGAAGTGGGGTGTTCGAAGGTATCAGAACGAAGATGGATCACTTACCTCGCTCGGTAAGAAGCGCGATAAGATGCTGTCTGATCGAAAGACCGCCAAAAAGCATTCCACGACATCGAACATCGTTAAAGCCGAATACTCTCGCCGAGAGTTCGAAGATGCAAAGACTCGACTGAAACTTGAAAACCAGAAGAAAAAGTCAAAGCGTCAACAGGATCTCGAAAAGAAATACATCGATCAAGGATTCGCCAAGGACGAGGCCGAGATCAAAGCTTATAATCGAGCTAAGACAGAAACAATCCTTAAGGTTGCCGGAGGTATTGCTTTAGCATCCGCAGCGGCCTATGTTGCGTACAAGCATTACGATAAAGTCACCGATCGGGTATTCGAAAAGGGAAGTGAGATCGGTCGTTTGACGAACGACGGATCGGAACCGACCAATAGGGCGTTTTATGGCTTCGTCAACAAGCACGACAAAGATCGGTATGAAGGTCTTTATGGCAAGACACTTGGTGCGAATGGAACCGTGTATCGTAAGGCCATGCGAGCCGCAGGAGATATTAATGTTGCATCCCCTGAATCCGCTCGAAAGGTTCTTAAGAATATGTTCGACACTGATAAGCAATCTTTCGATGTTTTTAAGAAGAACATAGACGCGATGGCATCCGTGGTTCCTCCTACAACGAAGCAAGGAAAACTTTGGCGTAAGGCTAAACGGGAACTTGATTCCGGAAAGATCGGTGATAATACCTATAAGGCATTTAACACCACGCTTGTTCTTCATACCAAGGAGCAACAGCCGATCAATGATAAATTCTATTCGGCTATGAAGAAGGCCGGATATGGTGCGATCCGCGATGTGAACGATAAAGAGAATTCCGGATACTTTGCAAAGAATCCATTAATCGTATTCGATACCGACAAGATCAATGTCGAGGGATTCACGAAGCTCGGGAACGATCATATCGATTCCATGTTCGCTAAAGAGCAGGGAAAGATCGCTGCTCACACATTGGCAAACCAATACGGTCCTATTGGAGCCGCATTTGCGACTTCCATAGGAGCGATGAAACTTGTTAAGCGATCCAATGAGACAAAGTTCGTTGAAAACTATCGCAAGCAACATCCTGAGAGCACGTTGTCCAATAATGAAATTCTGAAGATGAGAGATCGGACGGTCTATGCTTAACGATACCGAAATTAAAGATCTTTGTATTACCCGGCATATGATTACGCCATTCAATGAGTCCCAGCTTCAGCCATGCAGTTACGACGTCACACTCTCTAAGAGCATCGTACGATATTTCGGTCGTGGTGAGATCAATGCCATGGATCACACACTTCATGATCTGGAGTATATTCGTTTCTCCATGAATGACGAAGGTTTTGTCCTTGATCCGAACGAATTCATCCTTGGTTCGACGAACGAGGGAGTGACGATCCCGAAGAACATCGCCGCGCGTTTCGAAGGTAAGTCATCACTTGGCCGACTTGGTCTTGCCACCCATGTCACCGCCGGTTTCATCGATCCGGGGTTTACCGGTGACATCACGCTTGAGATTAAAAACCTCAACAACCATCCAATCCGCATATTTCCAGGAATGAAGATCGGTCAGCTGTGTTTCTTCGACCTTCATGACGATGTTGATCGAGCTTACGGATTGACCGAACTTGGATCTCATTATCAGCATCAATCGGGACCGACGACAAGTCGATAAGGAGGTAAACCATGACCCTGTCAAACACAGCCGTTCCGAAGTATTACGGTCAGTTCCGTGATAGGGTCATGGCCGGAGAGATCCCGGTATGCCATGAGATCGAGATGGAGATGAACCGCATCGACGATCTCATTCGTAATCCAGGGATCTACTATGACGCCGACAAGGTTGAGGGATGGGTTAAGTTCTGCGAGCAGGAACTCACCCTGACCGACGGATCTCCGGTTCATCTTCTTGATAGTTTCAAACTCTGGGGCGAGCAGATATTTGGTTGGTACTACTTTGTCGAACGATCGGTCTATATTCCGAATCCTCATGGAGGTCCTGGTCGATACGAGAATCGTCGGATCTGCAAACGTCTGATCAACAAACTATATTTGATCGTCGCCCGTGGCGCCGCCAAGACCATGTTCGCCGAATTCATCCAGGCGTATTTCCTTATCATGGATACATCGACGACTTCGCAGATCGTGGTGGCCCCGACGATGAAGCAGGCCGAGGAAACCATGGCGCCTTTCCGTACTGCCATCATCAGGTCGCCCGGTCCGTTGATCAAGTTCCTGTCCGAAGGTTCACTTCCCGGTAACGGACCGAAATCTACTCAGGCCAAGCTCGCCTCGACCAAGAAAGGCATCGAGAATTTCCTCACCGGTTCGTTGCTTGAGGTCAGACCGATGTCCATTGACAAGCTCCAGGGCCTTCGCCCCAAGGTCTCGACCGTCGACGAATGGCTGTCCGGCGACATTCGCGAGGATGTGATCGGAGCCATCGAACAGGGCGCCTCGAAGCTGGACGACTATCTCATCGTGGCCACCTCGTCCGAGGGAACGGTCCGAAACTCAGTAGGCGATACCATCAAGATGGAGTTGATGGATATTCTCAAAGGAGAATACGTCAATCCTCATGTCGCCATATTCTATTATCGGCTTGATGATACCAAGGAAGTCGCCAATCCAGATATGTGGGTCAAGGCAAATCCTAATCTTGGACAAACGGTTACCTATGAGACCTATCAGCTTGATGTTGAACGCGCAGAGAAGGCTCCCGCCACCCGCAATGACATTCTGGCGAAGCGATTCGGCATCCCGATGGAGGGCTATACCTACTTCTTCACCTTCGAGGAGACGCTTCCCCATCGGAAGAAGGACTTCTGGGGCATGCCGTGTGCGCTCGGTGCCGATCTGTCCCAAGGCGACGACTTCTGTTCGTTCACGTTCCTGTTTCCCCTGTCCGACGAGACATTCGGCGTCAAGACGAGGAACTATATTTCAGCCTATACCATGCAGCATCTTCCTTCGGCGGCTCGTCAGAAGTACGAGAATTTCCTGAACGAGGGATCATTGTTCGTCATGGATGGTACGGTGCTCGATATGGTGCAGGTGTATGAGGATCTCGACAAGTACATCACCGAGTCGGAGTATGATGTGCGATGCCTCGGTTACGATCCATACAACGCCAAGGACTTCGTGGCTCGATACACCATGGATTACGGCGAGTTCGGCATCGAGAAAGTGATTCAGGGTGCCAAGACCGAATCCGTTCCATTGGGCGAATTGAAGAAGCTGGCCGAGGATCGTCGTCTGCTCTTCGACGAGGAACTCATGTCGTTCACCATGGGCAACTGCATCGTCCTTCAGGACACGAACAACAACAAGAAGCTGTACAAGGCTAAGCGCGAGGACAAGATCGACGCCGTTGCGGCCATGATGGACGCGTTCGTCGCATACAAGAACAATCGCGACCTCTTCGACTGATGGGAGATTCAAAATGGTGGATTTTTCCGATAAGCAACGGGCCATGCTGGTCAAGCGTGGTCTCGCCATGCCCGATGGCGGTTATCCCATCAGGAATCGCAAGGATCTTCGTAACGCCATTCAGGCCTATGGTCGCGGTAACAACAAGGACGATGTCAAACGGTGGATCAAGAGGCGTGCCAAGCAACTTGACGCCGAGGACATGCTTCCAGAGAATTGGAGAACTTCGATGAATCATAGCGAAGAACTTTATCACTTCGGCGTCAAAGGCATGAAGTGGGGTGTCCGCAAGAAACGTGACAAGCCCAGTAAGGCGCAGCTTAACAAGCCGAATGCCAATTACACTTCCAGACAGCGTATAACGGATCGGGCGAGTTATGGCAAGAAGGGTGTTAAGCGCATCAATCGCCGTATGAACAAAGGGCAGTCGCATTTTCGTGCAGCGACTACCGAGATGATCAGTCAAGCCGCGAAGACGTCTGTGGTTTCGCTTGCAGCTGGAGGTCTGACTGTGGCTTCGACTCCGGAGGGTCGAGCCATCATGAAAGCCAGTGTCGGGACGCTGAAGAGCGCCATCGGGCATAGCGCTCCGTATATGAATTATCTGAGGGCTCGGTATGGGGCTGGATATTCCTGGGCTTCTCCGGCGAACGAAGCTTTGAAGGCGATTGGTAATAAGATCATTGTCAATACTGTGACATCAAGGTAGGAATAATCATGACCGATGAACTTTATCATTTCGGCGTCAAAGGCATGAAATGGGGCGTACGTAAAGCTCAGAAACAAATCAATAAAGCGGAATCCAGATCCAATAAGAATTGGAGCAAATCGGAAACATATTCCAGAAAAGCTGATGCCCTTTATCGATCTTCGAAAACAAAAGGTCAATCATCTTTTAATAGAAACATGAAGAAGATTAACAAGCTTCGGATTAAGTCCAAACAATTCGAGAAAATGGCCGAGCAGGGAGATCGTTTATACATTCAACTTATTTCCGAGGCTCGAAAGCACGGTTACGAAGCATATGTTAATCCTTATGCTGAAGTAACAACTCTGGTTAAGAAGCGATAATAAGTTTTGCTTCGAAAGATGGCTCTAAGTAATACGATCGCTCTTGGCATGCAATCTGCAAATCTCGGACTGGGGATTGCCGATCAGGTTGCATACCGTTCCCTCCTTTCAAGTAACCAGAAGTCAAAGAAGAGATAAATCAGAAGTCAAAGAAGAGATAAATAGCATGGAAAACGAACTTTATCATTATGGCGTCAAAGGCATGAAGTGGGGCGTTCGACGAGCCGAGCGTAATACACGTAAACAGGCGAGGAAGGACGCTCAGGAGACCGCTCGATCCAAGATGTATTATGGCGAAGGCGCCGGAGTTCGTCGACGCAACATTAATTCCGTGGTCAAGCAGCGTTCAAAAGATCCAACCTACAAGAAGGCCTTTGACGAAGAGTACTCAAAACAGGATATGGGCAAGGCTCGTCGTGATGCCGAACGGCAACGCAAGACCACTGATCGTGTCGAACCGGTTAAGACCGGAATCGGCCGTGGCGTGAAGAAGGCGGTTCGTGCGGGGACCAAGGCTGTAACGTTCGCCGCGACGACCGCAGCAGGTGTGGCGACTTCGTATTATATTTCCCATCCGGATGAAGCCAAGCTAATGGTTAACAACATTGCCAAAAAAGCCTCGAACGCAATCAACAGGGCCCGTAACGTAGCCCGTGGCGCCCAGTTCCTTCGAAAGATGGGTCTGTGATGCGATCCTATCACGAGCTCATCCGGCGTTCGGATTTTCTCGACCGGTTCCATTACCTGCAATGTCATGGATCCGTCGGGGGACCGACATTCGGTTCCGAACGTTGGATGAACCAGCGGTTCTATCGATCGCCCGAATGGAAACACGTTCGTGATTTGGTGATCGCTCGGGACAACGGTTTCGATCTCGGGTGCCCCGATCATCCCATCGCCGGGAAGATCATGATACATCACATCGAGCCGTTGACTCCTGATTCCATAGAGCACGGCGACAATCTACTGCTCGATCTGGACAATCTGATTAGTTGTTCGTTGGCGACGCACAACGATCTGCACTTCGGAACCGACGAACGGGCTCGTCCATTGGTCGAACGGAAACCCAACGACACATGTCTATGGAGGTAACTTCAAAATGGTAGATTTTTATCGGATTGGAGGACCGTGATGAATGAAAGTATTCTTAAGTCGATTAAGAAGGCGATTGGGCTGGATCCTGATTCATCCGATTTCGATGACGATCTTGTCGTATTCATCAATTCTGCGTTCTTCAATCTCAGACAATTGGGAGTTGGTCCCTCAGAGGGATATTCGATCACTGGAATCGAAGACACGTGGAGCGAATTCACTGATGACGATCAACTTCTTACTGGCGTAAAGCCGTATATTCAACAGAAGGTTCGACTTCAGTTCGATCCGCCGACCAATTCATTCCTTGAGCAATCGATCCGGAAGAACATCGAGGAGTATGAATGGCGTCTTAACATCCAAGGGGAAGGAGGTTTCAATGAATGAGCTCTATCACTTCGGCGTCAAAGGCATGAAGTGGGGTGTCCGCAAGGATCGTAAGCGATCGGTAAGTTCCAAGCGTTCCCGATCGGACAACGAGGATTACACGGAGAGTCGAGACCTTCTCAAGAAGTCCCCGAACAAGCTGTCCAATGCCGAGCTCCGCAAGATCAACGAACGGCTCAATCTTGAGCAGCAGTATTCGAATCTGACGACAACTCAGAAGCAGAAAGGCAATCGGTTTATCGACAAGGTTGGCAACCAGATGAAGCAGACCGCGGCCAACGAGGTGTCGAAGCAGTTGATGAATGTGGGGAAGATTATCCTCGGAGCCGGAATAGCCTATGCGGCCAGCAGGACCCGTGGGAACGGACAGTCATATTCATTCGACTTCGCTCGCAGGCAGATCGGTCGGTGATGCCTAATGAATGTCGTTACCGATGCATTGGCGCACGCATGGAACGCGTTCGTCAATCCGTCCTCCGATTTCCAGTTGTCCGTCGGATATTCCTCGGCGCGTCGTCCTGATGCGCGGGTCTTCACCCGAGGCGTTGACCGATCGATCATATCCTCGCTGTACAACCGCATCGCCATCGACGTGAGCGCCATCGAGATCCGGCATTGCCGTATCGACAAGACGACGCAGCAATATCTGGAGACGATCGACGACGGGCTCAATCAGTGTCTGAACATCGAGGCCAATATCGACCAATCAGGCCGTGATTTCATCATGGACGTCGTTATGACGATGTGCGATGATGGTGCCGCGGCTATTGTGCCGATCGATACCACGGTGAATCCGATGAATTCGAATTCGTTCGATATTCAGACCATGCGCGTCGGTCGTGTTGTTGAATGGTATCCTCGGGCCGTTAAACTTTCGGTCTATAATGATGCTCCGAACGCCGGCCAGCGCGAAGAGATCGTCATGCCGAAGTGCAAGGTGGCGATCGTCCAGAACCCGCTCTATCAGGTGATGAACGAGCCGAACTCTACCTTGCAGCGTCTGATCCGAAAGCTCAATCAGCTCGATACCATTGACGACAAGGCCGCGTCCGGCAAACTCGATCTTATCATCCAGTTCCCGTACCAGATCCGCACGGAGGAGAAGAAGCGACAGGCCGAACTCCGCCGTCAGCAGCTGGAGGATCAGCTCAAGGATTCCGCCTATGGCGTTGCGTACACCGACGGTTCCGAGAAGATCACCCAGCTCAATCGGAGTCTGGATAATCACATGCTTCAGCAGATCCAGAATCTGACGACCCAGCTCTACGGTCAGCTCGGCCTTTCCGAGGCCGTGGTGAACGGCACCGCCTCTCAGGAGGAGATGCTCAATTACCATAACCGCACCTTGGAGCCGATGATCTCAGCCATCTGTGATGCGCTGAAGCGAACCTTTCTGACCAAAACCGCCCGAAGTCAAGGACAGAGCATCGAGTTCTTCCGCGATCCGTTCAGGTTGGTTCCGGTCACCGATCTGGCGAACATCGCCGCGGCATTCACGTCCAACGAGATCATGTCGTCGAACGAGTTCCGTTCGGTCCTTGGTTTCGCCCGTTCCGAAGAACCTCAGGCGGATCAGTTGCGCAACGCCAACATCAACCCGCTCGGCACCGACGTGACCGCACAGCAGCCGGAATCCACAGAAGAACCAACCCAAGATTCAGCACAGCCTTCCATTCAGGATGTGCTGAATGCCCCAATGGAAGGAGACAGTCAAAATGGGGTATGATTTCAGTGGTTACGCCACGCGGAACAACATCCGTTGCTCCGACGGGCGAACCATTCTGAAGGACGCCTTCGCCGATCAGGACGGTCAGAAGGTGCCGCTGGTCTACCAGCACAACCATAGCGACATCGACAACGTGCTCGGCCATGCCGTACTGGAGAACCGTGAGGACGGCGTCTACTGCTATGGCACGTTCAACAGCACGCCGATGGGTCGCGACGCCAAGGAGCTCGTCAAGCACGGTGACATCACCGCACTGTCGATCTACGCGAACCATCTGACCGAACACAACAAGAACGTCATGCACGGTAACATCCGCGAGGTGAGTCTGGTCCTTGCCGGCGCCAATCCCGGCGCCTACATCGACAATGTCACGCTTCAGCATTCGGACGGAACTCAGGATCTTCTGGATGACGAGGCCGTGATCTACTCCGGCGAGGAGATCGTGCTTGAGCATGGCGATGAGGAAAGCGAGGATGACATGCAGCATGCCGACGATTCCAAAACGTCGACCGCCAAGACCGAGGACGATTCGTCCGAGAAAGCGTCGGACAAAACGGTCCAGCAGGTCTGGGACACTTTTACCGACAAGCAGAAGGACGCTGTATATGCTCTTATCGGCGCGGCCATTGGTGGTGCCGAGGAGAGCGTTGCGCAGTCCGATATTTCACATGCCGATGACGAGTCTGACGATTCGTCTTCCGGCGAGACCGTTCAGGATGTCTTCGACACGCTGAACGAGGAACAGAAGAATGTCGCCTATGCTCTGATCGGCCTCGCCGTGGAGCAGGGTGACTCCGACACTGAGGACAGTGACGGAGAGAACAACAATAGCGCCTCCCATTCGGAGGAAGAAGGAGATATTATGCATATGAACGCCTTCGAACAGGCCGGTGCCGAGGATGAAGTTCCGGTCCTGTCCCACGACGACATGAAGGAATTCCTTACTGAGGCTAAGGACTACGGCTCGTTCCGTGATTATTCCGAGAAGTGGATGCAGCACGCTGCCCAGAACTATGGCATCGAGAACATCGAGGTGCTCTTCCCGGATGCGCGTCAGGTCGGCGATGAGCCGTACCTGTATAAGCGCGACACCGACTGGGTCGACGTCGTGCTCAATGGCACACGTCACACCCCGTTCACCCGTATCAAGACCTCGTACGCGGATCTGACCGAGGATGAGGCCCGTGCGAAGGGCTTTACGCTTGACCGCGAGAACAACAAGCGTAAGATGGACGAGGTGTTCAAGGTCTACAAGCGCGTGACCACCCCGCAGACGATCTACAAGAAGCAGCGTCTGGACCGCGATGACGAGATCGACATCACTGATTTCAACGTGGTCAACTTCCTGTGGAACGAGATGAAGGTCATGATCCGCGAGGAGATGGCCCGTGATATTCTCATCGGTGACGGCCGCGCCGCCTCCGCCGAGGATCACGTCAACACCGAGAACGTCCGTCCGATCGTCGGTGATGACGACCTGTACGTCATTTACAACGACGGTGCCGATCCGGCCACCGATCCGACCGCGTTCGTCGATCGCGCCCGTAAGGCGAAGGTGGGCTATATGGGCTCCGGTATGCCGACCCTGTTCCTGTCCCCGAGCCTGCACGGCGAGCTCATGGTGCAGCGTGATAAGGTCGGCCGTCGTCTGTACGACACCGACGCCTCGCTGTCGGGCGCCATGGGTGTTTCCGCCATCGTCGAGGTCCCCGTGCTTGAAGGCTTCGAGATGACCGAGGAGAGCAAGGTTGTTGATGGCGTCATGGTGAATCTGCGCGACTACACCATCGGTACCGATCGTGGCGGAGAGCTGACCCAGTTCTCCGACTTCGACATCGACTACAACCAGCATAAGTACCTCATCGAGGCTCGTCTCTCCGGTGCGCTGACCATGCCGAAGTCCGCCGTTGTGCTGACCCACCCAAAAGCGTGAGCCCGTCGGGTCCGACCGTTCTGGTCGAGCCTGTAGCGGGCACCGAGACCAAGTATGGTAAGAAGGTCTCCGATCTTCAGGATGATGTTGTCATCAACACCAATCGGAAGATCGATGGCACGCTCCATTACGTGACCGGATATGCCGAATTCAATAGCTCCGAGCCAACCGAGCAGGAAGGTAATTACCTTGCGCTTGATTTCTCGGACAATTGGCTCGGCGATACCGATCCGACGACGTTCACGGTCGAGCTCAAGGGCGGAAAGAAGGGACCGGTGACGTTGACGGATGGTGATGCCTTCTGCGTCTTCCGCGTGACCAATCCTAACACTCAGAGCATCGAGGTGGTATCCACCGATTCCACCGGAACGACCGCGGTCAAGTATTCTCTGAAGGGTCTTACCTTGGAGCCAAAGGAGTGACGCGGCCATGGCGAGGTTCTGCGGAAAGATAGGATATTCCCGTCAACAGGTGGAGACCTCGCCTGGCGTCTACGAGGATCGGATCAATGAGCGGATATATTATGGTGATGTGACAAGGAACACCCGTCGTCTTGAGGGTTCCGACTCCGTCAACATGGATATTCTCGCGAACAATACGATCTCGATCCTCGCCGACGCGTATGCCTATGACCATTTCTTCGATATGAAGTACGTATGGTGGATGGGGACTCGCTGGATCATCACGAACGTCGAGGTCCAGCGGCCCCGTCTCATCCTTACCCTTGGAGGCGTATACAACGATGGGAACGAGGCTGCAACTCCATGATATTCTGGTGGGGATCATGACCGATACCGATCCATCCTATGCGACCGGTCATGTATATTTTCAGCCCCCGTCGAATATCCAGATGACGTATCCGTGTATTGTGTATGAACGGGACACCGGCGATACGCAATTCGCGGATAACAATCCGTATATTTTCAAACTCCGGTATCAGATTACCGTAATCGATAAGAATCCGGATAGTTTGATTCCGAGCAAGGTTGCCGAACTTCCGATGTGCACGATGGATCGGCATTTCGTCAGCGACAACCTTCATCATGACGTGTTCAATTGCTATTTTTAAGGAGCTAGAATGGTAGCACTTACTTGGGATGATACCGGCAAGCGCCAGTATGAGATGGGTACGGACCATGGCGTGCTGTACCCGATGACGACCACCGGCACCTATGGCACCGGTGTGGCTTGGAACGGCCTGACCGCCGTCACCGAGTCCCCTGATGGCGCCGAGGCGAATGACATGTACGCCGATAACATCAAATACGCCTCGCTGCGTTCCGCCGAGACGTTCGGCGCGACGATCGAGGCCTATACCTTCCCGGACGAGTTCATTCCGTGTGATGGTGGCGCCGAAGTCACCGATGGCGTGGTCTTCGGTCAGCAGTCGCGATCCAAGTTCGGTTTCTCGTACCGCACCCAGATCGGCAACGACGTCAAGCAGGATGCCGGCTACAAGCTGCATCTGGTGTACGGTGCCACCGCCTCCCCGTCGGAGAAGTCGTATGAGACCATCAACGACTCCCCCGAGGGTATGACCTTCAGCTGGGAGATCGATACCGATCCGGTCTCCGTGGAAGGCCATCCGGAACTCAAGCCGGTGGCGTCGATCACCATTGATTCGACCAAGGTCGATAAGGAAAAGCTCACCGCGCTTGAGAAGAAGCTGTATGGCGACACTACCGGCGAGCCGACCCTGCCCCTTCCTGGCGAGGTCTATACCATGATGCAGGCAGCGGCGTAACGGAAGTGAGATGTGCGAATGCTCGAATTGACGGTTGAAGGTGAACTCTACGACGAGTCAGAGAACGAATTCATCACTGTAGGACCGCGAACCGTTCGATTCGAGCATTCGCTCCTTTCCGTGTCAAAATGGGAGTCGATCTGGAGAAAACCATTTCTTGATGACGAATCCAAAAGCATCAAGGAAACACGGTCATATTTTCGTTGTATGGCGATCGATGATATTTCGGACACCGAACTCGATCTGATCATGCTCAATCATTTTTTCGAACTTAATCATTACATCGAATCGTCGCAAACGGCAACCACGATCAATCACATGTCCAAAGGGCGTCGTTCATCATCCAAGGTGACGTCCGAACTTATCTATTATTGGATGTTTTCCGCTGGAATACCCGCGCAACCATGCGAGACGTGGCATCTCAGCCGTCTTATCACACTGATCGAGATATTCGGCGTCAAGAACTCGCCGAAAAAGAAGATGTCAAAGTCTGATGTTTCGAAAATGTACAGGGAGATGAATGCCCGACGTCGAGCAGAGACTGGGAGCAAGGGATGAAAGGAGTACTCATGGCATTGAATGGTATTGATATTGCTAGCTATCAGGCTGGTCTTGATTTTTCTAAGGTTCCTTGTGATTTCGCCATCATCAAGGCGACGCAGGGTACCGGTTACACCAACCCGGATTGTGTCCGAGCGGTTGAACAGGCCATGTCTCTCGGTAAGGGAGTTGGCGTCTATCATTATATTTCCGGTGGCAATGCAGTCGCCGAAGCAAATTTCTTCATTAATTCGATCCTTAACTGGATCGGCAAGGTGATGATCTGTCTTGACTGGGAACTCGACCAGAATTCGGCATGGGGCGATGAGTCCTATCTCGAGCAGGTAATCAATCAGGTTATCGCACGAACCGGTGTTCCTCCGATGATCTATGCGCCGGCATCCCGTTACAATCAGGTCGCTGAGGTCGCTAAACGTCATAACTGCGGACTGTGGATCGCCCAGTACGCCGATATGAATCCGACCGGGTATCAGAATACACCGTGGAACGAAGGCGCTTATACCTGCGCCATCCGTCAGTATTCGGGCTCTGGTCGATTGAACGGTTGGAATGGCGATCTTGATCTTGATAAGTTCTACGGCTCGTTGGACGACTTCCGGAAGTATTACGGCAGCTCGTCGAGCGCTCCGTCCAAGCCATCGACTTCGGGTCCGTCCGGCACCACGCTTCAGCTGGCGACGTGGACGATGGAAGGTCTTTATGGCAATGGTGCGGATCGTAAGAAGAATCTCGGATCCCGATACGATGAGGTGCAGAACTTCATCAACCACATCGCCTCCGCCGATGTCAACACACTCGTCGATGAGGTCTATGCCGGTATGTATGGCGACGGCTTGACTCGTCAGACCGTGCTCGGCTCCCGCTATGACGAGGTCCAGGGTGCGATCAACGCCAACTCCGCGCAGTATTACACGGTACAGTCCAGCGACTACCTGGGTAAGATCGCCATTCAGTTCGGCACAACGGTCGATCAGCTCGTGGCATGGAACAACATCGCCAATCCCGATCTCATCTACGCCGGTCAAACCATTCGAGTCAAGTAGGTCAAAATGAGGGTGAAATTCGAAGTGTCTGGCGGTTTCACGAAGACCGAGCGGTTTCTCAACCGCATGAAGCGTCGTGAATACCTGAACGTGCTCGATGAGTTCGGCCGTGACGGCGTTCAGGCACTTCGAAACGCCACCCCTGTCGATTCCGGTGCCACGGCCGAGGCGTGGGATTACGAGATCAAACGCACCCGTAATTACACCGAGATTGTTTGGACCAATTCCAACATCAACGACGGCGTTCCGATTGCCGTCATCCTCCAGTACGGTCACGGCACCGGTACCGGAGGCTATGTCCAGGGTCGTGATTACATCAACCCGGCGATCCGACCCGTATTCGATAAGATAGCCGAGAAGGCTTGGAAGGTGGTGACTTCTGCATGAGCAGCATCGACGAACGCGTCGTAAAGATGCGTCTTGATAACAGTCAGTTCGAGCAGGGTATCAACAAGACCTCCGGTCTTCTCAGCAAACTTAAGCAGGCATTAAACCTCGACAAGTCGGTCGAATCGATCAACAACGTCGATAAGGCCGTAAGCGGCGTCAGCTTCAATCCACTGACCTCCGGTCTTCAAGGAGTCCAGTCCGGCTTCAACGCCATGGGTGCCGTGGCATTCTCCGTGCTCAACCGCATGACCAATGCGGCCATTGATGCCGGGAAGAGTATCACCAACGCCTTGACCGCTTCGGTCCGTGACGGTTTCGCCGAATACGAGACCCAGATGAACGCCGTGCAGACGATTCTGGCGAATACCCAGTCAAAAGGATCGACGATCGACGACGTCAATTCGGCACTCGACACGCTGAACACCTACGCCGACAAGACCATCTATAACTTCACGGAGATGACGAGGAACATCGGCACCTTTACGGCTGCCGGTGTTGATCTTCAGACATCGGTGGATTCGATCAAGGGTATCGCCAACCTTGCGGCTGTTTCCGGTTCGAGTTCCGCTCAGGCCTCTCAGGCCATGTATCAGCTGTCCCAGGCAATCGCCGCCGGAAAAGTCCAGCTTATGGACTGGAACTCGGTGGTCAACGCCGGTATGGGCGGCGAGGTCTTCCAGAATGCCCTGAAGCGCACTGCCGAGAACTTTGGCACCAACGTCGACGGTATGATCCAGAAGTACGGATCGTTCCGAGAATCGCTGACCGAGGGCGGATGGCTCACTACCGATGTCCTTACGGAGACGTTGAAGCAACTTTCCGGAGCGTATACCGAAGCAGATCTTGTTTCTCAGGGCTATACCGAGGAACAGGCCAAGCAGATCGTCCAGTTGGCCAATACGGCCGAAGGCGCCGCAACCGACGTCAAGACATTCTCTCAGTTGATCGATACGACAAAAGAAGCATTGGGGTCTGGTTGGACTAATACTTTCGAAATCATATTCGGCGACTTCGAAGAAGCCAAGGAACTATGGTCTAGTGTTGCCAATGTTATTTCCGATGTCGTCAATCGATCGTCAGAATCGAGAAACAACCTTCTTCAGGGATGGAAGGATCTAGGCGGAAGAACCGAACTGATTGAAGGCCTGTCCAACGTCTTTGAATCCCTCGGTAAGGTGTTATCGACCGTCGGTAATGCATTTCGGAAGGTGTTTCCTCCGACAACGTCTCAGCAACTTATGGATATTACCAAGGCGTTCGCTTCGTTTACGGAAAGCCTCGTTCCTTCCGAATCGACGCTAAACAAGATCGGCCGAGTTGCTGAGGGCGTCTTCTCCGTCTTTGATATCGGCGCGCAGGCCGTCAAGGCTGTCGGCGAGGCCATCGCCACAGCATTCGGATCCGACAGCATGGGCGGTTTGCTTGACAATCTGCTCAATATCGCCGCCAGATTCGGGGATTGGCTTGTCGGACTTGACAATTCGATCAAGCAGTTCGGCATATTCGAAGGAGCAGCCAAGAAAGTAGGAACATCCGTCAGTAATGTTCTTGGTATGTTCAATTCCTTCACCGGTAGAATCTCGTCGATGGGATCCGCCATCAGATCTATCGCTTCGACAATTGGTGATACTCTTGGCGGAGCGTTCGAACGGGTCAAGAACGTCATCAGTGACGTCCTGACGTGGATCACCGACAACATCTCCGGCGGTGATATTTTCGCCGGCCTCGCCGGTGGTGGCATCTTCCTCGCTGCACGGAAGATCGGCGGTGCGTTCGATAAGATCAAGGAGGCCGTTGAAGGCCTCTTCGGTAACGGGGCTGAAAAGCTCAAGAAGGGTGCTGGCGTATTCGATGAGATCCTAGACGGTCTTCAAGAATCGTTGAACGCATTCACGGGAAGCGTCAAGGCGTTTACTCTTGTAGAGATCGCCGGATCCATCGCGCTGCTTGTTAACTCGATGGAGAAGATCGCTGCCCTCAGTGGTGGTGAAGTCGTTGGCGGCGTTTCGGCCATCGGCGGCATGATGACCGAGCTTAACCTCAGTCTTAAATCGATCACGAAGACGGTGAAGGGCGTTAAGACCACCGATCTCATCAAGACCGGTGCGGCCCTCATAGAATTCGCGAAGGCTGTGGACATGTTGGCCAACGCCATGTCCACGATCGGTAATCTCAAGTGGGACGAGATCGCCAAGGGCCTCACCGGCATGGGCGGCGCCATGGCGGAGCTCGTCGCTGCCGCCAAGGGTCTGAGCTACGCCAAGGTCGATCTCAAGACGGCAGGCTCGCTTATCGCCATGGCCCAAGCGGTCAAAATGGTGGCAGATCCGCTCAAGAAGCTCGGTAACATGAGCTGGGATCAGGTCGGCAAGGGCCTATCTGCCATGGGCGGCGCCCTGACGGAGATGGGCACAGTCACTGGTCTGCTCGGCCGATTCGGCAAGCACAACATTTCCGCTGCCGTCAGCATGGTCGTTACGGCCAAATCCCTTGGTGATATCGCCAAGGCGTTCAATTCGTTCTCTCAGTATAGCTGGGACGAAATCGGACGCGGCCTATCTGCCATGGGCGGTGCTTTGGGCGAAGTCGGGCTCGTTACCGGCGCCTTGGGCAAGATTGCAGGATTCTCTGGAATTCTAGCTAGCGGTTCCATTTTCATCACAGTGCAGTCCCTTGATGATATCGCCAAAGTATTCGGTGAATTCACTCAATACGACTGGGGTGAAATCGGACGCGGTCTGGCGGCCATGGGCGGTGCCCTTGGCGAGGTTGGACTCGTCACTGGAGCCCTCGGAAAGCTCGCGGGCTTCTCAGGCATCATCGGTGGCGGATCGATCCTTATCACAGCGCAGAGTCTCGGCGACATCGCATCGGCGTTCGGATCGTTCACTCAATACGACTGGGGCGAAATCGGACGTGGTCTGACGGCCATGGGTGGTGCTCTCGGCGAGGTTGGCGTCATATCCGGCGCTTTGGGTAAACTCGCTGGTTTGTCCGGAATCGTCGGATCTGGCTCCATAGTTCTTACTGCTCAGGGTCTTGGTGATATCGCCAAGGCGTTCAATTCGTTCTCTCAGTATAGCTGGGACGAAA